GCACTTTAGGGGGGTTTACACTAGGTGTAAACTAAGTGTAAACTTGTGTACACTTTTTTGCCAAAAACAGCTGATTTATACCCTACCCCCCCTCTTTTTTTCAAACCTTTGTAAAACACAAAAATGAACGTAACATTAGGAAGAGCAATTAATTTACTGAACTCAGGTTTCAGTGTAATGCCAATATCGGAGGGTAAAAAACCTTTGATTTTATGGAAGGAATACCAGACAAAAAAAATAGAAAAGTCAGAATTAGAGAAGCTCGAATACAAGACCAAAGGATACGGTATTATAACTGGTTTTTACGATGTTGAATGTATAGATGTAGACTTAAAGGTATTTCCAACTATCCAAGACGGAAAGAAATTCTGGAGTGACTTTATTTCTTTTATATCAGATTATATTGATGACTTTAATAGAAAGTTTGTAATATATAAGACTATAAATTCCGGCTACCATATTATCTACAGATGCTCAAAGGTAGATGGAAACAGAAAGCTCGCTACACTCAAAGGACATTCTCAAGCCTTAATTGAAACTAGGGGAACTGGTGGATACATTTATATCTACGATAATCAAGTATCTGATTTGTCTTATGAGCAAGTGCAGGAGATTACCGAAGAAGAAAGAGAGATTCTGTTTGGATTGTGCCGGTACTTCCATTACGATGAAGCCAAGGAGGAAACTAAGATTGAGATCACAGAATATAGTGGACTTACTCCTTGGCAAGATTACAATCAGAGAAACAAGGTGCTAGATTTAATTGCAAATGAGTTTACTGCAGTTAAGCACCTTACGGATAGAATAGTGATAAGAAAAACTAATTCTAAGGATGCCTTGCATGGATTTATATACAAGGATAGCGGATTGTGTTATCTCTTCACTACGGCCACGATTTACCCTCATGAGACACCTTTAACTCCGTTTAGTATCTATGCTTACAAATACTTCAATGGAGACTTCTCAATGGCTGCAAAAGAGCTGTACAAGGAAGGCTATGGAGAGCGAAAGATTCGCAAGGTAGAAATAGAGAAAATTGAGATTCCGCAAGAGGATTTAATATTTCCCATTGATGTGTTCCCAGAATCATTGCAGAGTTATATTTTGTTAAATCAGAAAACACTTAATCATTCTATTGACTACATGGGTAGTTCCTTACTTTGGCTTTTGTCTTTGTGCATTGGTAACGCTTGCAAGGTAGAAGTAAAAACAGGATGGAGGGAATCTTGCAACATTTGGATTGGATTAATAGGCAAGGCAGGACTAGGAAAAACACCAAGTATAAATGCAATAATATTCCCTATTGCTAAGAAGAATAGCTTTGAGATTAAGCACTACCAGAACGAGTACAAAAAGTACAAGGAATTCGAGCGCTTGACTTCAAAGGAAAAAAAGGATGTAGAGGAAATTAAGGAGCCCGTAAGAAAGCAGCTAATTGTAAATGACATCACCGTAGAAGCGTTGGCGGATTTGCACGAGGAAAATCAAGTAGGTATTGCGGTATTTAAGGATGAGTTGAACGGGTGGATCAAGGACATGAATAAATACAAGCCTGGCTCTGATCTCGAGTTTTGGCTCTCATGTTGGTCGAATCAAGCAGCGATTTTAACTAGAAAGTCTGCAAAAAGTAGCTTTGTTGCTAGTCCATTGATTCCAGTGCTAGGTGGTATACAACCTGGAATATTTTCTCAGATTTCCACCATGGAAAACAAAGACAATGGATTCCTAGACAGATTGCTAGTTAGTTATCCAGATAAGGAGATTGAACACTACAACAAGAACTCAATTGACCAAGAAATATTGGATTGGTACGAAGCTTACATTAGTCAGTTCTATAACCTAGTCAGAAACCAAGTTTTGCAGTACAATAAATTTGGAGAAATCGAGAGTCGAATCATTCGATTTGATAGCAAAGCAGATATTGAGTGGGAGCGTATATTTAACAACATTACGGATTTACAGAACTCTGATGACATATCGGAATATGTAAAGTCGATGTTGAGTAAGCAGAAGGCTTATGTTCCTAGATTTGCTCTGTTGATTAATACTTTGTGGTCATTCGAGACAGGAAAGGATTTTGACTTTGTTACTAAGGAATCTTTGCTGAAGGCAGAAAAGTTAAGCAACTACTTTATTGCAATGTCTAAGAAGATTAAGATTAGCAGCTTAGAATCTAATGAACTTAGTGAGATTATCAGGTCTATGAAAAACGAGTCAATAGAAAAGAAAATCGAGATGATTAATAAGACCATCCCAGATTTTAACCGCTCTGAGTTAGCAGAGTTACTAAATGTAAGTAGAACAACGATTTATAAACACTTAAAAAAATGATTGAAGCACTAGACGAAATATCAGAAATCCCATTTGATGTATTTTGGGATAAGTTTAATGAAGCAAGACCTGGGGATTATGATAAGACCTACACTCAAGGTATTTGGCTAAAAATGAGAGAAACAAATAGGGTACTTGCATTTGAATATCTATGCAGGTTTGGAACAGATTATTATTGGCCGCATCATCATTTAGATGCATTTGATTTACCATTTTAAATACCCTACCCCCCCCTTATTTTATTATGAGACACGATTCTTTATTTTCAGGTATTGGAGGCTTTGATTTAGCCTCGGAGTGGATTGGATGGGAAAATGTTTTCCATTGCGAATGGAATGAATTTGGACAAAAAGTTTTAAAATATTACTGGCCTAAATCAATAACTTACAATGATATCACCAAGACAAATTTCTCTATTCACCGAGGAACAATTGACATCCTTACAGGTGGATTCCCCTGTCAACCCTATTCATCCGCAGGAAAGCGACTCGGCAAGGAGGATGAGAGACACCTCTGGCCGGAGATGCTTAGAGCAATTCGAGAGATTCAGCCGACCTGGGTTGTGGGCGAAAATGTTCGCGGGCTTACTAATTGGAACGGAGGGTTGGTATTCGACGAAGTGCAGGCTTACCTGGAAGCTGAAGGCTACGAAATCACACCGTTTCTACTTCCAGCTTGTGCCGTCAACGCTCCCCATAGAAGGGATAGAATTTGGTTTATTGCCTACTCCCCTAGCGCAAGCGAGAGAGCAAAAGAGTTTCGACAAATACGATCAGAGAATGGAGAGATTAGTGGAGAAGGGTCACAAACCATTTACGATGCCACTAGACCAAATGGCATTGAGGGGACTACTTCCGACTCCGACCTGTTTCGATGCGACCAACGCATCCAACACAATGAAGTCAACACAGGTGAAGGAAGGATCAATGCATTCAGTCACATTGACAAGGGCATTATCAATGGGGATGCTACCGACTCCGAACTCAAGGGATTACAAGGATGCACAAACACCCGAAAAGTATCAGGAAAGAAAGGAGCTTTGGGCGGAGAAGGGAATAAATTTACAACTCAGTTTGCCTCAATTGATAAAGAATCAAATGCTTCCGACTCCGATGTCTTCGGATTGCGGGGACAAAGTAACAGGATTGGAAACTCAAGACTCATTGGTAAAAATAGCAAGGGAAATAACTGGCAAAACTTCCCAACTGTCTCCCCAATTTGTGATGCAAATGATGGGATTTCCGACAGATTGGACTCTATTACCTTTCCTAAATGGAGAAACGAATCAATTAAAGCCGGAGGAAACGCAATCGTCCCACAAGTAGTTTATCAAATATTTAAAGCAATTGAGCAATACAATGAATTAAATAAACAGCTTTCTATATGAAACCACTAGACATTCTAAAACAGCTCAAGCAAGATTCTATGCTAGAATCCTATCCTAATGTGCCCAAGTATGCTATTTCAGCACCAAAGTACGAGGATAAGACAGCTAATGGCCTAACCAAATGCGTCAAGGAGTTCTTAGAGCTTAGTGGATACCAAGCAGAGCGAATCAACACTATGGGTAGACCAATAGACAACCGGAAGCAAGTGACCGATGTAATAGGCCGAACCAAGACCATCGGATCAATGACATGGGGTAAGTCAACGGCAACTAAAGGATCAGCGGATATATCAGCTACTATACTTGGTAGGTCGGTAAAGATAGAGGTAAAGATAGGAGCAGACAGACAGTCAGAACACCAGAAAATCTATCAAGAAGCTATCGAAAAGTCTGGAGGTCAGTACTGGATAGTGAAAAACTTTGATGACTTCTATAAAAAATATGAAAATTTTCTTTTATCCAATAAATCAATAAGTTAATATTACAAGACAAAACAAAAACAAACAAAACAATGGCAAATTTATCAGAAATCTTCCTAAAGCAGGAAACACTAGAAACCCTACTTACAACCGTTAAGGCAAAGGGTTTAAAAGGAGTCTCTCTAACCATATCTATGAACGATGAGGCCAACGATTACGGTCAGAATGTGCAATCCTATGTCTCACAGACAAAAGAGGACAGAGAGGCTAAAAAGCCTAAATTCTGGACAGGATCAGGCAAAGTATTTTGGTCTGATAATAAACCAGCAATGGTAGTAGAAAAAAAGCAGGCTCATCAATCTAAAGCTCAATATGCCGAGAAAGAAAGCAACGACCTACCATTCTAAGTTTATCCTCAAACGTAGGTTTATTACTAAGTTTAACGAATTTACAGATTGGCAAGATATCGGATATGGAGAGTTTCTCTCCATTGAAGATGTCCAAGACAAAATCAAGATGCTAATTCAGAACTATAAAAATAAGCACATTGAGGTACACTTTGAAATGAATGGTAAATTGCTAGATTTTAATGGAAATGAAATATCACATCCAATTAAATTTACTCCAAAATGAAAATTCGTCTTTTGCAGTTACTTAAATTTATAAATACAGCTTTAGGTTTTATGACCTGCCTATATTTAATAAGTAAGTCTCTAGGGATGTTTGCATTGGTACTTGCTATTTTCGTCATATACTTAAACTTCAAAATTGATGAAATACTCAACGGAACAAATTAAAAGAGCAGTTAGATCATGCGTATGTTGCCAGAACAATGGCTTAAAAGTACATCTTGACATGGAAGATCATACAGAAGCTGGAGAGATATTCTTTAACCATTTCAGTGGCATTGTGGAGCCTAGACTTACAGAACTTCTTGAGAATACTAGATACGTTATTAAGCTACAACTTATTACTAGACACTTACAACACAATTACAAATGATAAAATACAAATATGAAGAATTAGACTTTCATGTCGATTCAGAATCTGGAAACTTAGTTATCGACTACGGAGAAAATATAGTTGAAATAGAAAATCACATTGCAATAGAGCTTGTTGAAATATTGAGGCAGAAACTCTATTTGCATAGAGAACAAAAAGAAAGTGTAATCAAACGATTCTTTAAATAATGGAAGAAGCTCAAGTACTCAATCCCTTTGGATACCTATCTGCTACCAAGGTACTCGATGAAAACCGCAAACCTAGTGAGTGGTGGATTGAGTACCTCGAGTTTAACGAAATAGTAGCTGAAAACGAATTCTATGTTCTTTTTTCAGATGGGTTACTAGTTAAAAAAGGAAGGTCTAAGTTTACTACTAGCCAGTATTTAAAATCAGAGAAGTTTGTATCCTTTAATGAATTCTATAATAAAGAAGCATTAGAAGATGATTGGGTTATGGTTGTTGGAATAATTTAAGGAATTTTTGGCACAATGTGACAATTAGTGCCGAAGTATAGTAATTAATCAGGTGGCGGAATGTAGACGCGCATTGGAACTGCTTGTAAAAGTAATGGCACATTGAGATAACCTTAGATGTGCGTGCAGGATCATAGCCTGCCCTGACAACAAAATATAAAAACATGATACCACCATTTGCAATCCAAGTAGAAGAAGTTCTTGAGCAGATTCATAAAATGCTTATCGACAAGAATCGTAAGTACGGAAACTCTGCATTAGAACCTCTCGGAGTGTTTAGTCAGTTGTCCGCAAAACAAGGACTACTGATTCGCATTGATGATAAGCTAAAACGAATTAAAAATGGAAGCTTAGAGAAAGATGATGAGGACGTAGTAAATGACTTAATTGGTTACCTTGTCCTGCTGAAGATCAGCGATAATGTAAAGTAGTTTTTACAAAATGCACAATAAATGTGTAATATATTGCACATTATTAAAGTTTTTACCACTTAATGAATGAAATATGAGTCCTGATATCACCATGTGCATGGGGACAAATTGTCCCTACAAAGAAAGTTGCTATCGATTTACCGCTAAGCCTAGCGAGTATATGCAGTCGTATTTTATGAATCCGCCTATTAAGGATGGAAAATGTGATATGTACTGGGGTGATTTAAGCGAAGCTATTTGGGGCCAGCTTCAAGACATTGTTAAAAAGAAGTAAGATTTTAGTAAAAATTCATGCAACTGTAGACAAAATGGAGACAGTTGGCGACTAATATTGTCGATTTTTGGTACGAATTTATGTAAAAAGGTAACAAGAAATTCGGATTTTTTTCGAATAACAACCTATAAGTTCACAGATTGGGAACTTTTGTTAACCTTTAGAATAACTTTTTAGAAATCCCTATCTGGTGAGACCTAGTAAATGGTTGATATTGGTACTCAAAGATGTACTTGTTGTCCAAGTATGAAACTTTTGCTCCTGGTTGTAACAAAGAGTTAACCGATGCGCCTAAATAAATACCTTTGCTCTTCTTAATTATTGTCTCGGTTTTTGTCTCGGTAATTGTGTTGATTACCACAGGTATCTTGAAATCGTTCGTAGCAGTCATTTTAAGCACTTCTCCGAGGACTTCTCCGCTTACATTGGTACTTCCATACTCCGAGGGGATGGATGTCTTAAACAGGCTAATTTGAGGCTTATAATCTACAAGGATTGTATCCCTAATAATCTGTGATTTTATCCACTTTTTTGGCACATAAACTGTGTCCTTAACCTCCACCATCAAAGTGTCCGTTTTTGTCACGGTTTCATATTTGTAGACAGTCTCTTGCTCAGGCTTTGGGTAAATGACAAAAGTCAAAAGTACACCAATTAAAAAGGCAATTATTGCGATTCGTTTGCGCTCGTCATCTAGTAAATCTTTCATTTTTTTCCTCTGAATTGTACATAACAAATTACCAAGCGCTGATCCATGCGCGGAAATTCTCGTTCCATAACTGGGTCGGCTACACATCTAGCGACAAAATCGCTTTGACTTTCGGCTGGTTTTGGCTTTGGTAGTGGCATTATTGTTCAATAAATAAATTGTCTTGTTCTAATATTTTTCTTAATTCCTTACGGCAATAATCATACGCCTTGTAAGTTTCATCACTCAATTCTTTGTACTTCATCTCTGATCTTAGAAGTTGGTCAAAGTCCCAGATTGCACTTTTGTAATTATGTCCGTTAATAGCTGCCTGAAAGTCTGTGTTATCTTCAGGCAAATCAAATTCTAGTACTGCTTTCATAAATCCATCATTACGTTAAAAGGTAATCGCCCATAATCTAAAGTTACACCAACACCAATTGCTGGCTTTCTACCAGCCTTAGCATAGGCCATTGCGTAACTGTCTTTATCAATTCCGCAGCCTACTTGCTTGCCAAATATCTTAAAGTTTTTTCCAACTACGAAATTGGTGTAAGCTTCGGTATGCCGGTGACCTTGAACTGTGCTAATTAAGTCCGCCTTTGCTCTAGCTATTGCTCCACCTTGTTCGCCGTGTACGTACAAAACATCATTTAAAATATGCTCTTCGGTAAATTCCCATCCTGGAGTTTCCAAGACTTCTTTGTAGCTCTTAATCCACTTTTTAGAAATGCCAGCAGTAAAAGCTTTACGCATTACTAATCTGTCGTGATTTCCAATGATTACAACAGCTTTTGGAAAAGCATCACGCCATTTTTTTATTCTTTGAATAGCATGGTTTAACTCATCCAAGGCACTCATGCCGTCTGGATCGCTCTCATGATAAGATGCATAGTGATTATCAATGATGTCACCGATAAAGACTATTTTTTCTGTTTTATACCTTTGCTTCTGTTCAATACAAAACGGCAAATAATCGTCTAAGCAAAAAGGCTCGTGCAAGTCGCCAATTTCTAAGACACCACCCCCCCTATTTGAATTTCTAATACCTCGAATAATTTCCCACTCTTCGCGGTTTAATCTTGGTCTGAATTCTTCCATTACATAGCTAAATAGGTTGTTTTTCCGCTAGTTCTTATTGCTTTAAGCTTTTGCTTTCTGTTCCCTGTTTTAACAAATGATACATGAACCCAGTCAGGGTTAAAATCCGTTCCAAACTCCCAAATAAGCTGGTCAAAATCTAGCTTGTTTTTAATAAAATCAAAAACCATTCTATTGGTAACCTCGCCGTTACTTCCATCCATGTCAATGTCTATGGCTTGCCCTTTGCAATGCTGGCTTGATGAACTCCCCTTAATGAAATCATTGAGAGCCTTGCTTCTGTACCCAGAGCTGATAAAAATAGGAACACCAAAATGTTCGCGAATAGGTTCAAAGACTTTATCTGCAAGTAGCTTAAAGTTCTCAAGATGCTCTGCGGTTGGAGTATTATCTATTCCGTGTCTTTTGGCTGTATCACTTCTGGTGATCTCCGCAAGATTAAGATGTGGACTGATTTTCATTTTTGTCAGTTGGTTTTTTAAATATCTTTTCGGCTGCCGTTATACCTAAAGCGGCCGCAGATAAGGCGGCCACGGAATAAACAAGAGCGTCGTTAGGATTAAAATACAAAGTCCAACATAAGGCAATCGCAGTTAAAACACCAACAAGCCTTTTGCTCGATGCTTGCCCATGCTCGGATAAAAATCCCTTTGCCCATGTAAAAAAGTTTTTCATCGTCCCTGGCCTCTGTATTTTTTTGGTTTGTTTAATGCTTTGGAATAGGATTTTTTAGCTTTGCCATTTCGCCTGGTCCCAAAGGTGACCTTTATTGAGCTTGCCGCAGCTTTAGCCTTTGCCATTATTTTTAAGCTTTTTGCTTTCGTTGATTATTTTATAAACCAAATAAACTATTGATAAAATCGAAATTACCGAGGTAAAAACTACGTTTACCATTTGCAAGCCAGCCATTGCCGTAACATTTGCAAAGATTGCTAGGAAAGTAGACGGTACGCCCAACTCATCGCTTTTCAATATATTCATCTAAGTAATTGTTTTTCGTTTATCAAAAATAAGGCATTTTAAAGCAAATAAAAAAGGGCTAAAATTTAGCCCTTGTATTACCCTTACTTTTCCTTTAAAGCCTCGTAAAGCGGCCCTAAAACAAGCACAGTAAAGCCTTTAGCCTTGACCTTTTCCTTTACTAAATCCGCGTCCGATTTGCTTAGCTCAATGTCGCCATCGGAATAGTAAATTTTCTTTGCCAGCTCGTAAAGTCTAATCGGGTCGTCCTTTTCCTCGGCTGAAAATAAGGCGTTTCCGACCATCTTAGACAAGTACATAAACTCGCCGTTTTCGCTTGTAATTTTGTTGCCTTCGATGTCTTGCAAGGCAATTGCTAGGTTTACAATCATGCTATAAGTGTAAGGTTTAATTTTTCGGCAATATAAACATACGCCGCCTCATTAGAATTATCCCAAGCCAAATAATTTTCGCCATCCATTAATATGTTGCCCTCTGCAAGGTTTTGGCCAATTACCAAAGGCATTGCCTCTGTTCCTTCGCCGCTTGCACAAAGTGAATAGTAAAACGAGCAAGACGATTCTAAGTTGTCGTTAACAATGTAGGCGTTTAGCAAATTAGCCTCTTGGCTTTCGCCATTTTTCCAAATGGTTACTGGTTTAATTTGTTTCATGATATTAATTTTTTAAAATGTCGATTTCTTGTTTTAATTCTTTTATTGCCGCAACTAATAAAGGTATAACTTCAGTATAGCTTAGTCCCATATAACCTGTTGATTCATTGGTTACCACTGCTTCAGGTAGTACTTTTTCAACATCTTGAGCAATTAAGAATGAACGCTTTTTATCTTCTGAATCTGACAGATACCTACCGATTACAGAACGCAAAGAAGATACTTTTTCTAATCCGTTTTCAATATCTACTAAATCAGTTTTTAATCTTTCATCTGAAGCTGCTAACCATGCAATACCTCCTGATGCTAAATAAACACCACCACTACCACCTGACCTTATGTTTAATTCTGTAGTTGCTCCAGTAGTGCCCCCCATAAAAATTTGGGAAAAAGCACCGCTTCTAGTTAATGCTAATTGGTTTCCTCCAGAATCAGCCTCAATACTAACTGGATAACTGCTAGACGAACCACTAATATTTAATTTTGCTCCTGTATCTGTTGTCGTTCCAATAAGTACATTTGATGTATCAGCTACAATTGTCATCATCGATGTTACCTGATTGCCATAACCTTTTGCTCCTTTAGCAAAAACAATTCTTCTACCGCCAACAGTATTACTATTATCAACTGCTATAGTCATATTAAAATAAGAACTTATAACCGCATTATCTGAATCAGTAAATTCAATCGTTGATGGACCTGATGAACTAGTTGAAGGTCGAATTGACAAAATTGATAAAGGACTAGTCGTCCCAATCCCAACGTTGCCGCTGGATAGAGTCATAGTTGGAGCAAAAGTATTAGCACCAGTTGCTCCAAAAGATAAAGTACTATTATTTGAGTGTATAAAAGGCGTTCCACTATTTACACCTATAAACATGGCAGCAGTTGCTCCGTCTGTAAATCGTGTAAATCCAGTCGTCCCTCCAGTCCCTTGAACTAATAACCTTTGACCTTGGTCTGTTGGTGTGCCAACAAGTAGGTTGCCGCCGCTTGTTAGGGTCATTGGTTGACTATATACAAATTCGCTGCCAGCACTACCGCTCCCTATTGTTCTCCAAGCGTGTTGCCCATTTTCCTGATAATAATCACTAGCAAAACCTGTATTTATACGAACCCATGAGGTAGCGGAAACATTTAGATAAGCATTATTTGATAGGTAAAAAGACCCTATTCCACTTGCTGTACTTGTTAAAGAGGCACCACTACTAAATTGAAATAATTTATAAGATGAATTAGTTGTGTTTGGAGTAATGCCAAAACCAATTGAATAAGTACCCTCTTGAATAATGCTATTTCCAATCGTGCTTGCTCCTGTAAACTTTGGCAAGTAGTTAGTAGTTCCTGTTCCCGTGACTGGGTTAGTCAAAGCGTTTTGTTTGCCGTTAAATGTTGTCCAATCGGTACTCGATAACAAGCCATTTTGCGAGCCGCTGGCCGTTGCAATTGCTAAGGTAATAGTTCCGCTTGTTGTTATCGGAGTTGAGCCAATAGTGACGCCGCTAGTCGCCGAGGATAAGCCGACAGAGGTAACCGTTCCAAGATTAGAAGTTTTGTTATTAAAAGTCGTCCAATCCGCCGAGCTTAAAGCGCCTCGATTTGTCGCGCTTGCCGTTGGTAAATTAAACGTATGAGTATCTGTTACGCTAGAAATTGCAAAGTCCGTTCCGCTAGTCCCAACCGTTAAATATTGCACTTGGCTAGTAAGTCCGTTTAATGCAGTCAAGCCACTTGTAAACGTGGTTATAACTTGGCATAAATGATTATTCTCAGTATGTAAAGTAATTGTCCTACCTGAATGCGTCACATAATATCTAAGCGCCAATCTATCTGTTAAAGCTAGGACTGTCTCGGGAACTGCTAACGCGCTAAAATATGGGTTTAAGTTAGTTCCAAAAGCGATTAATTCAGGAGCCGAGCTGCTAGACGCAATTAATGTAAAGGTTGTGCCATTGTACTTGTAAAGCTCGATATAAAAGGACGGCGAGCCACCATTACTTGACGCGCTAAAATAGGTTTCAAAATTCCAATTTCCAGCTGGAATAAGTAGTTTATTAGGGTCGCCAGCATCTGTAATAAATGAGGCAATATATCCATCTGCGTTTATGCTTATGTCAGTTCCAGCGCCAAATATTGGCGTTTTGTTAAGTTCCTTATAAGCAACTCCTCCGATTGTGCCTTGCGAAACAGAACCATTCAAATAGTAACTAACCGAAGAGCCTCCGCCCGTAGTTGCTGGAAAGTCAGCCAAAGAGCCGTCGCCTCTAATATATTGTCCAACCGTGCCAGCGCCTCCTAAAACTTGAGCGTCTGTAATAGACAACCCAGTTGAGGCAGTTGCAATGGTTACTGGCAAATGGTTTTGACCGCTTCCACTTGGGTCGACGGGATTTTGTCCCTCGGAAACAACAAAGCCTGGAGAGGCTGGAGTTGAGCCAGCTCTAACAACTTGCGCTCTAAATTTGCTAATATTTACGTCTTCCATTTATGTCGTTGGTTCTATTCCTAAATCGTAAAGCTCAATTCTCGCCGTTCCTTTTCTGCAATCAAGTTCGTAACTCATTAGCGCCCAATATCGTCCGTTAAACAAGAAACTTCTAAAAGGGTCGATTGGTCTTCGCTCAATCGTTGCTAAAACTCTGTAATTCGTTCGGCCTTTCAAGTTAGCTAATTCTTGCACGATAATATCTAGCAAAGGTAACTCTTCGACTCCATCTCGTGTCCAATCCGTAGAAACTGCATTGTCAAAATCTAGCAATCTAATCGCTGAAACTGAGTTGCTCGTAATTGCGTCTCCAATGTATGTATTGTAATCGGGATGCACGTTGGCATAAGGTGAGCCAGTAACCGCTTTAACTCCTAACTTTGACAAAGATAAGCCATCCGTTTTCTCAATCTTTAAAGAGAGATTTTCATACCTTACAACGTATCTGTTAGCCGTTCCTCCGTTGCAAATTAGTTGATGCAATCGAATCTCAACCTCGCCGTCAACTGGGACTAAAACGTTATTTATTGCAATGCTATTCCAAACAGAGCCAGCCGTAACCGCGAACTCCATGACCGTACTTGTGCCAGTCCAAGCAAAGGTTGTTGCTCCGCTTCTTGACAAGTATTGGTTGCCAATTTTAATCATTAATCCAACGGCATGAGCCGCTGGAGTAACCGCATAACTCGTGCTTACTCTTTCTACCATGTATTGAAAGGTCAAAGAAATAGTATTAGCCGTCTCTTCTGCAATTGTAATGGCTCCTCCAGTTGTATTCGTGCTTGCTCTAATCCAAGATAATTCAGGATCATCTATTCCATCCGTTGTGGTTGTTGTCCATATTTGCACATACTCCCCCCCTCCAGATACGTACTGCACCAATGCCGTACTTCCACTTGGAACGCTTGATGGCTGGTTACTTGGGATTGCCTTGTGATAATCCCAAAGCTTTAGTTGATAAATTCCGTTATAAGTAGAGCCTACTCCGTTTAAATTCCACTCCTCAATCGCAAACTTAGCGTCAAATATTCCGCCTTGGCTATTTGGGTCTAATACTCCAAGATTTAGATAAGAGTTAAATTCTGTAAATACTCTTCTAGCAGTTTCTTCCGGAGAGTTAATATCCGCATTTAGATCATCGCCGTTAACAATTGTAGTTGTTGCCGTTAAACTTAGGTCGGGCAAGAATTCGTACATTTTATAAGATAACTTGCCTAACTCGGTCAATCTCACAACATAAAATTGATTTTTCCACAAAAAAACTCGGCAAAGGAAAGGGTTAACCATTCTCTCAATCGTATCTTTTAAATACAATTGCTCGTTTTCAATCCTTACGCCGTTGCTAAATTTAGCGTCTAGTCCATCGGTAAAGATTGCGTTTTGTGGCACGTTAAATTGACGGAAAACGCTTTCGTCATAATCCATTCTAGCCTCGTGTACTTCGCAACCAATAAAGACAGGTCTTTGATCTACAAATGATTGATTCAAAGCGCCAACAACTCCAGACAAAGCCTGTGTTCTAGGGTCAGGCCAAGAGGTAAAATTTGAGCGTATAGAATCAAATCCTTTTAATCCATCAACCGCAGTAAAAGAGAAAAGCTTTGGCCCACTCTTATATGGAGAGGTAATAAAGTCAGGCGCTATGTAGCCGCTAAAGAAAGATTGTATGCCTTCAAATTCTAAGTAATTAATTTTACTTGTTCCACTTGTTGCTCCAATTACAAAGGTATTATTTCCAAACGCAATCGATTCAAAAGTAGCAACTGAAGCCGCTGGTATTGCAGTCCAATTTATTGCGTTTGTAGAGTAAGCTATTCGGTTAGTTCCACTACTTCTAGTTGCAACAAAATATCCGTTTCCATAAGCTATTGACTCTGGAGAAAATGGTATTGAATTACTTATCCAAGTTAATCCATCAACTGAATATCTTGAGCCAGTAGTAAATTTACCATCTGCAAAAAAAATTGTCGTAGAGTTAAAAACTGTTGCTTGCTCATCCCAATTTAAACCGTCATAAGAAGTAAAAGTTGTCCCTCCTGAAGATGCGCTACAAACCGCGACCCAAATTCCATTACCATAAGCAACACCGCTAAATGATGGATTTATACTTGTTGTTCTTGATGTCCAAGTAATTCCATTTGGTGATGTCATTATACGATTAGTTCCAGTACTAGCAACCGCAACATATAATCCATTTCCAAATGAAATATCTTGAAAAGTCATTACCTCACTAGGAGTTCTGCTTGTCCATGTTATTCCATCTGGTGAGGTATTAATATATGATGTTGGAACTCCTGAAGCAATTACAAAACCAATGGCTACAAATTGACCATTTCCATAAGTAACGTGTTCAGCACCTAAATAACCGCCACTTGTCCAAGTAATTCCATCCGAAGAATATTGCACATTTGCAAAAACACCAACAAAAAACCCATTTCCATAAGCCATGCCTCTAAAACCTCCAGTTGGAGAAGCGGCTTGCCAATCAGTAATATCGTTGTTTGCGCTAACTTGATTTAACGCAACTCTCCAAGTCCGATTGCCACCAACAAGAAACTCGTTAAAATCTCCAGTCTCGCCAGCAATTGTAAAGTCAACCGAGGAGCCAATAATTGTCTCTAATGGGTCGTTTCCAGTATTACCCCAATTGTATGTAATATCGTTAATCAGCAAAGGTGTAACCGCTCCTGAATAGCCAGTTCTGAAAATTTGCAAGTTCCAAACATTGCCTCCGTAGTTTGTAGCATACCCCCCCTCATATTTTAGACCGTAGTCATTTACAGGCGCGTTTTGGCCTGTTAAAACAACATAGGCTTTAACATCCTCACTAGGCATCGTGTAGCTAAACGACAAACTAGAAGACAAGAAAGTATTGCCTGGCGAAGTATACCACATTGCGGTATGATAACCAGAGCCTGGCGCAACTGCAATTGTCAATACATCGCCTTCGGTATAGAATTCTAAAGGAGTAACCCCGTTAACCGTAATCGTGCCAAGACCTTCTCGAACTGCAAGGAGTAATCTATAATCGTTAGCCATTAGCCTTTATTTATCTTATTGTTTGCCTGTCCTAAAACATAAACCAAATCATTGCCTTTTACTACAAACTCGCCGCTTACATCTCTGTTTTGAGCGAATAAGCCTCCTTGTCCACCTCCAGCAAAAGAAGTTCCTCCGCCAACACCTGAGGTTCCAACAGATGATCCACCACCACCTCCTCCTCCTCCTCTTGAACTACTTCCCAAACTTTTAGCTTTATTTGATACAAAACCAGCCAATGCAACTAAAGCTACACCAGCAGCAATTGCTACAGCTGGATTAAGACTTGTCAAAGCCTTTTTTATACCTTCAACTGCAAGACCAGTTGCAATGGCTAATTGTCCTAGTTGATTTAAAATACCAGCTAATCCTCCAAGCAATGCACCTCCAGCTGCTTTAATTACGTTGCCACCACTTGCCAAAGCGTCACCAATTGCGAAAGCCATGTCACCAAGTGTATTTTCTGCGCCTTGTTCTAAAATAGCAAATGTTTCATTAACAAAAGCTTGAGTTTCTGACAATCTGCCAATAAATGAATCTAATGAAGTAAATCCTTCAGCAGCACCGTTTGCAATTGCCGCGTAAAATTGCTCAACACCTATTCCACTTCCTTTTAATGCTAGATTTAAAGCATCAAGAGCTTGAATTTGGCTTTGAATGTTTTCTAAATTAGCCTCTGGTAGTTCAAATTTATTTCTATCTGGAAGAATTGGATCAAATGAAACTGTAGGGAGCTTCAAATCAATATTTTGTATTTCTTCAAAACTTCTTTTTAGTTTATTACTTGATTCGCTGCTTTTCTCTGATAGTTGAAAAAAGTCAGTTAATTCCAAATTAAGATTAAAAAACTCATCTTTCAATTGGCTTGTAGCCGTATTATTTTTAACTAACTCACTTTGAGTTTTAGGTGCAACAACATTTCCTAGTAAATTTAATTCCTTATTTACGTTTATAATTGCATCTCCTAAATCAACTAAAGCGAAATCAACTGTTCTGTCTCCAAAAATTTGCGCTAGAGTTGTTCCATTTTTATTAATTTGGATTCCTCTTTCTGATATTTTTCCTAATAAATCTTCTCTTTGCTTTAATAAATTGTTTTGTAAACTTACCTCATTTTGCTCTTTTTGAATTATTTCAAATCTTTCTTTAGCTAAATCAACTAACTTTTCCTCAATTGCAATTGCAGCTGCTCTTTGTGTAATTGCACTAACCACTTTTAGATAAGCATCTCCAAGACCATTTGCCAAAGCTTTTTCTTGAGTAATATTACTTAAAATAGTAGGATACTCCTCTTTTAGCTTTTTATATGCCGCAATTCTTGTTGATTGAGGTTGATTTGTATCGTTTAAAGCCTTATTTAATAAATCTAATTGTACTAATTCATTTGCTGTTCCTTTAGATCCTGCTAATCTAGCTTGCTGAACTGCACCTAAAGAATCTATTACCTTTCTTAAAGTTTGGTCAAAAGTTTGGGTTTCTTTTTCTAAATCCTTTGTCTCTTCTTTTGAATCAAAAACCCCCATTTGATAGGCAGTTAATGCGGTAGTAATTAAAGAAACTACTAAAAATAAAGCATTTCCAGGAGAAATTATTTGTAAAAAAGCCTGTTTAAGAGCAGCTCCTGTTGAAGTACTTGTATTCCTTAATTCTTGAAAAGAGAAAGCTAGTTGTTGAATGTTGTTACCAACACCAATAATTCCAAAAGGAGCATCTTGAATAATTCTTGCAAAGTCTACTCCAACAGCGTTGTAACTTCTTGTAGCTTTAGTTAAAGGCTCAATTCCAGTGCTTTTTAATTTACTTATTGCTGCTTGAGTTTGAGCAAGCTTTACGTTTAAGTTAGCAATCTCTGGCAAATCAGTTGCAGCTCTTAAAGCCTTATCTAAATCTAAAGCTTGCTTTTCAAGGGCTCCAATAATTCCAATTGATTGTCCAAAGCCTTTTTTAAGCCCATCAATTACCGCTCCAATTTCAACGTCTATTCTTGGATTTGCCATTTCTTTCTAGTTTACTTGCAATTTCCAACAATTTCTTTGCTTTAGCAAAGTCTTGCGGTGTTGTCTCCAATGGCTTGCCAAAGTTATCCCAAGGCAATGGCCAAAGTTTTAAAGGGTCTAAATTAGCTCCTTTCTTTAAATGTGGTTGTAATCCTATTATTGCATGAGTTCTCATTGCCTCAACCATGTCTTTTTGGTCAATCTCGTGTCCTTTTATCAATGCCTTTAACTCTTTCCTACTTAAACAAAAAAGCTGCTCATAAGGGAGTTTTGTCCTACCTACGAGCAGCATTAAATTTTCGCGAGCTGAATAATCCTCGCTTTCGTCTTCACTTATGTTTTTTTTTCTTGGCTTTCGCCAACGCCTAACTCTAAAAGTAAGTCGGATAAAACATTGTTAAACAATTTCATTACATCCTTGCCCTCAATCCAAACTTTTAACTCGTCTAAGCTTACTGAATTTGTTGACTTACGCAAGCAAGCAACTTTGTGGCATTCATGTAGTAAAGCGTAAATGTAATCTAGCTTAGGTATTGAACTTCCTGTAAAAGCTTCTCCAATTCCTAGTCCTGTAGAATCTTCAAAGTTTGCCAAAGACCCAAGATTTGGGTAAAAGAAAATCTCTCCTTCTTTAAAAGGAGCTGAATGGTACTTAGCCATATATTTTGTTTAGGTTGGTATTACGCTAATAACAGGAGCGCCAGCAAAGTCGAAAGTTCCTGAGAATGAAACTTGAGAGTTTCTTTCAGCGGTAATTTCAATTGAGTTTAACTGAGCATCAACTGTAATGATTTTATCTCCTGAGTCAGTACCTCCAAAAACCAATTCAAATACTTTTCCGATGTCTTCCATCAAGTCAAAAGCTGAAAGGTTAGATACTCCAGTAGATGCAAAATCTAGGTCTCCTGAGAAAGAGAAAGAACCTGATTTGTCTCCGCCTTCAAGTCTAACTCCATAGTCTCCGGTGCAATCGTTTCTAACGGTTACAGATTCGTTGGAGATGGAAACTGAAGCGGAAGTTTTACAAACGACAGGAAGAGAGTTCCACTCGAAAGTAAAGAAATTGCCTAATTGATATGTTGCCATTGCTTATTCGTTTTAACAAATATACATAAAATTTTAATTATCAAGACACGAAGAAAATATCCAATGTGTAGGATAATATTTTTTGGTAAGCTATTTGGCTACTTCCTTGCTCAATTTGAGTTCTGCTAAAGTTCTTTCTAATGTTTATTACTTGCAAATCGTCTGGTAATGTTAAATAATCCAAAGTCATTTTTTGTTGAATAGCATTTGAAATATTTTCCGATAATTTCTTGCCTCCGCTACCTTGTGGAAACTTGGTAACGATATTAATTTGAATGGTTGCGTTTTGTCTAATCGAACAATCATTGTTTGTTGTTTCTGCTTCGTTTTGGTCTGTTATAAGAACAAAAGCAGCTGAATTAACATAATTAGCTGGATTAATTGTTGGCGGTAATTCCGTATCGTAAATTGGAATAGTAACTCCGCTTAGAGTCAGAGGCGTGATTGCATTAATTACGGCAATTCGTATGTCGGTGGCTATTTCTCTCATTTTAAATCCTTATTTATTTCGTTTTCGATTTCTTGAACCAAGTTTGCTGTATTTCTAAAGAAAGCTGGCATTAAATAAGGCTGCCCAATTATACGACCTTTACCATTTCTATAATACGTCCTAGCAATAGTTCGAACCTCTTGAGAATATTGTGGATTTGATAAAATCTCTCTTGCACTTAATCCTGTGCCAAATTCCATCCAAGCCTCCCATTGTTCACCAGTTGTTGGAACGCTTAAACCAACATTCCAAAGTAATCCATTTTCAAAAACTTTTTTATCAATTTTTTGCTTAATAAAACTTAAATTAATTGTTGCATCTCCAATTTGATATGAATTTGGTGCATTTCTAATTGCCTCAATTTCAATATCTGTTGCCGTACTTGACAAAATATCTTTTACGGCATCAATTACAATCTGCTCTTGCTTGTCTAAGTCCTTTAAAGCAGCGTCCAATCCTTTTATCTTTACGCTCATACTCCAACCATTTTAATTATGTACTCTTTGTGCTGCCGTTGGTCATCTAATTGAACGCCAATTATTTTGTAATAGCGGTTACGATAATATACCTGATAATTTTCGCTAGGAACAAAAGAAACTCGATGTTGAATTGCAATTGTATAAGTATTTGGCAAAACCATTTCCCCAGCCTCCAAAGCGTTTCCACCGTTTGTTTGATTTACAGATGCAAACGTAGACAAAGAAGTTGATTGACTTATAATTGTTCCGCCAGCTCCGTCTGTTACAGGCGAAAAAGTTATAAACTCAACCTTTTGATCATACTTGCCAAAATTTATCATACGAATAAGTCTGCTCTATATTTTAACTCTGTTGAAATACTAGCCTTTTGTGCATATTGCTCCTGAACGCTAATCATGTTTTGTCTAAATGCAAAATCAGTTGCAATCCTTTTTAGCATAGCTACATGAAGGTCTTGAGGCAAAGGATTTGAGTTATTAAATCCAGCAGTATAGGTGTAATTTTCTACTTCTGTTTCGTCAGTTGTCACATCCGCCACCCAAGGGCCAATTGGATAAATTCTTTGTCCAGTTTTATTATTTGTTACAACCACATTTCTTTCTACGTAAAGCATTCCGCTTGCCTTCTCACTTTCGTTTCTAGCCGCTGGAATAAGTTCGTTAGTGATTAGTGTATCCCAATCTGAGAAATCTATTTGCATCCATGCCTTAGCTTCTGCCAAAGTAATTGGCTCAGTAGCAACCGAAAAGGAATATCTAATGTCGAGGGGTCTTACTACGCTCATTTCGTTTTTATTTCTTGTTTGTCCATTTTGACCCAAATTGCTAACCCTTTGTTAACTAGGTAAGTGTCGTAAGTCTTGCCTACGCTTATTACTTCGTCTTTATGAAATGGTGCTAGGTCAACTAATAATTTTATCATAAAGATACTATTTATTTCATTAAATGTTTTTTCTCATTCCAAGGCTCGAAATCAGTCCAAGGTCTATAAGAATGAAAAACATAAAGTGAACGGATTAAACCAATCTTTAAGCCAAGCTCTTTAACTCGCATCGAAAACAGAGAATCAAAAGCTAAGCTATTTTCTGTAAACTTAATTTTCTTCCAAGTCTTGTACTGAAATGCCATAAAGAATCCGGCAATGTATTCCTTAATTTCTTCTATCCCACCCCCCTCATATGACATGGCGATGTTGTAATGATTTCTTATGTTTAAATCGCTGCTAAACGCTTTTCCATGCAATTGGTGCTTTGACCTTAGCCGATTGGTGTAACAGCCAACCAAGCCAAATTTGTCTCCATCTAAAGACAAAGCATCATGTATTCTTTTGCCCCAATCTGGAGTCAGATAGAGAATGTCTCCGTCTTGCATTACTACCCAATCATCATCGTTTGCATTTAGACTAGCCAAGTATTCGTTGTAGGCTTTACCTATATTTTTATCTAAGTCAAACGGGTTTGAATAAAATATCTTTAAAGGTTGATCCACGTTCTCTCCTCGTAAAAGTTTAAATTCTTTTCTGAAAATGGGTAAGCAAAATTACACTGGCTTTTAGTGGCAATAATTGCTGGAAATCTTTCGGTTAAATATCGATTCATTTCGTAATCCTTTATTCTTAGTTTTACTTTCTCAGTATTAAACCAGTAGAACGACCCAGAGTAATGAAACTCTTGAGGAACATAAGGAGGGCATGGCAAAAGCTTGCCGCATACCCCAGAAAATAGCTTCTCAGAAAGGTCTGGAATATTATCCAAGTTACCTTTGTATAATTGCTCAATCCAAATATCCAATCCACTCCAGACAGGCCGAGAAACGCCTTTACAATGAGCGTAAAACGTAATCCCATCCTTTACTTTGTTGATGGAGTCTATAAAATGAACCGACTCACCTAGTCTAGGATTATTCTCTACAATCTCAAACTCACAGTCGCTCGGTAGAAGCGATTTTAAAGGCTCTAGGAAGGCTTTACCATCAATTGCAACCTTGACTACCTTTTTACCATTAAACACGCTCCAGTACTTGTTTAATAGCCTTAAATTAAGCCTGTGGTAATGCGTAATCTTTCCTCCGTAATAAATGAAGTAGATTAGATTTTTTGGAACGTGAGTGCCCATTGTGTTGGTGTTTTTGGCTTCTCAATTAATTTATATCCGAATGCTTTAAACATCGCAATCCATTCTTTCTCTTGCTTAATATTGATGTGTCCCCAATCAGCGTCAAAATCTGTCGTTTCAGGAGTAGAAGAGAAAAGAATAATATTTGGTGAAACCGCATTTAAAGCCTTTGATATTTCGTCATCAGTCATGTGTTCGGCCACTTCGATCCATAACATCAAATCTGATTTCTTTGGCTTTTGCAATACCTTTAACTTTGGGTAATTTTCTTTGCAATAATCTCTATGAGATTTGAAAATGTCTTGGGCCGTTATGTCAAAACCATTTTGTCTCAGCACCTCAGAGTAAACTCCAGTTCCACATCCAAAGTCTAAAACGCTTTCTGGTTTAAACTTTTGGCAATAATCTGCAACCTCTTGAGCCAACGCTACAAAGTCGGGATTGTCAAATGTTAAATTAAAATTCTGAATTTCCGCTTTTAGGAAATCGTCTTCGCTAATATTCATATTTTGGTTTTTAGATTTCGCCGCAAGGCTTACAATTTTTCTTAAAATACACTTCACAAGCAGTACCATCAGGATTGCTTGGCTCATTCTCAAAGTAAATTTGTGCCTCGCTAGGCTTTGCTGTGTATCGCTCGCAAGTTAGTTTCAGCTTGCATCTTTGAGGCTTACACATCGTAAATGTTGCCATATCTTATAATTTATTTTTAAAGTAAATGATTTTGAACTCGTTAAACAAAAAAAGGCGGGAAATTTTCCCGCCCTTTTAACACTAAACACAAAACACAAACTAAATATTAGGTAGTCTCAAGAAGAGCCTTAGCAGTTGAGAATACACCCTTAACCAATACTGGAGTATCGTTAGCAGAGATAAACTGCACCAAACGCTGCTCGATTCTTACAGTCTTCAAGTTGTCGATGAAGTCATCGCCAGACTCTCCGATTGCTACTTGCAAACCGCTTCTCAAACGTACATTGATAACAGAAAGGTCACCACCTACGAAATCAGCAGCAGTTCCAGTCAAAGCGTTAGTTGGGATGATTTGAACTCCCCAAGCATTGATTCCGCCTTGTGCGTTGAAAGTAACGCCAGCTGGCAAGATATACTGCTTGTCTGCATCCTTCTCAGAAAGCATAACGTGATATTGTCCAGTCTCAACGAATACGCCAGTAGCGGTTCCGTTTGCAGCTCTTACTTGAGCGATGATTCCGTGGATAACATCCCAGTTAGTAGCAGCCTCAACTTTACCAGCCATTGTAGAACCAGTGAAAGTGGTAGACTTAGAAAGCAAACCAGCAAGCTGAGGAGAAGTACCGTTACCAGTAAACAATTGGTTTTCAATTACAGTCTCAACACGCTTAACTCCATTGGATTGGATGTAAGAAGCCAAGTAAGCGGCATCTTCCAACATTTCCATAGAAACCTTCATGTGTACACCGATTTTCTCAACCTTAGCTCTCTGCTCCTTGTATTGTACGTCGATTTGAGTCTTCTCAACACCTTCGCCAATCATTACTGGCGTTCCTTCTTGGTCGTACTCTTCTACCCAAACTGCATACTGAGTTCCAATTGCTCCAACGCTTGCATTAGCAAGGTAAGTCAACAAACGCTGACGGATAGGAGAAACAACACCAGTAAACTCAGAAATAGTTACTTGTCCAGAAGAAGCTTCGTTAGCGATTGTAGAAGCTAGAGTAATAGTTCCAACTGCCTTCTCGTTGATTTCGAATACCAAAGGAGCCTTAAGACGAGCATTAGGCTCAGACTTCAATCTTTCGATTTCTGCTCTTACTGGCTCATAAGCCTTCATAAATGCGGTTTTGAAATCTTCAGCACTTACTTCTTTGTCAACTGCATTCTTTTGCATTGCAATGTCCAACTTATCAAGTTGCTTTTGCATTTCTGCTGCCTCTTCTTTGGTTACTACACCATTCAAAGACTTCAATAGGCTTTCAGCCTTTTCGAAAGCTTCATTAGCTTTCACTTCTGCATTGCTTGCTTTAGCCTTAAGAGCCTCGCCAGCTTCTGCGATTACCGCTTTAACGGCATCGATTGTTAAATTTTCCATGATTCAAATTGTTTTTTAAGTTCGTTAATTGTAATTATATCTACGGGCTCGGCTTCTTTAATCTCCAAAGTAGGCTCGGCTGGCTTTAGAAATTCCAAAAGTGATTTAAGTTGATTTTCTAGTTTTTCAAGTGTTTCATCGGTTGCATCTGATGTCTTTACAAACTTCTCAAGTCTATCAAGATATTCAAATGCATCCGCTTCGCTTTTAAGGTCAATAAACGTGGTTTCAGGATTAGCACCCAAGAATTGGACTGCTGAGCCTTCGTACATCATTACCTCCTTAATTAGGTTCGCTTTAGCTTGCTGGTCGAACTGTTCCTTAATAGTTCTGAAGCCAAAAGAATGCTGATTAATCAATTCGCTCTCAATCATCTTTTGAAAGTCTTGGCCAGCAGCATGACTACCAATTTTAGCCTCATAACGCAAGCCTTTATTGTCTTCGTAAAGATTGGTGATTTTTGCTACAACTTTATTTTTATCGTGATCTAGCAAATACTTGATTAACTGCTTTCCTTGTGGGCCTCGCTCCATTACAGTCTTGGTAAACGCTCCTGCCTCAATAACATCGCCATCGAGGTCTTTGTTACCGAAAACGGCAAAATAACCCGAAACAATTCCTTGTTTCATGTCACTATCTGTAAAGCCTTGGTTCAATCCTTTTTTTACAAAACCCATATCGCTAGTCTTTTCTAATTCCTTTAATTTATTTCTGCTCCACGTCAAAGCAGCCCTACCCCCCCACGCATCGTACATCAACAACCCACAACCATCAGAATAAGATGACGAAGACTCTAAATCTACTTCATGTCTGCTAAGATAGCTAAACATTCTTTTAATCGTATCAACCGAAAGAGGTTCGCCGTTTGCAAGCTGATTTGCCCTCTGTTTTCCGACCGGAGTACCACATGGCCCCCATCCGTTCTCATCAACATATTTCAAAACTCTTTTGGCATTATTTCTAACCGCCTCGGGATAATCGGAATACGTTTGCTCGGCTTTCTCTAGCATTGCTTATTCGTTTAGACAAATATACAAATAAATAAAATTAACAAACAAAACTGATTACAGAACAAAAGTATCCTTAAAATACCTTCTAGCATAGGATTCTGAAACGTAAACCACTACACATGAGCAGTTTATAGTCTGAGCAGCTCCTCCGTTTAAATCGCCAGGCTTGTCCATCAATACCTGAACTCCATTCGTAAAAAACACAAAAGGCTGATCAAATCTCTTCGGTTTATTCTGTGCTTGTATATGCTGAATCCTTGGCTCCTTAGCACCTCCATGAATCCATATCTTCCATAATGAAGTACCTGTCTCATTGGCCCATTGAATTGCAGATTGCCTCTTGCCTTCATTGTATGCCCGTGTCGATTCAGTCCTAGCGATTGCCCTTGCTCTTTTGATATCAGGAATCTGCTCAATCAACAATTCTTCAATCTGTCTTGGCGTTAATCCATCCGCAATACCTTGAGCAACTATCTCGTTAACTTTTTTTTGACTAGTGTCCGTTACATCAAATATTAACTGACCTAAATTCTGAATTACCCAATTCTTTATAAACTCAAGCCAAGTGTTAATAAAAAAATCATTTGGGAATAAAGCCTTCTGTTTATTGTCCTGCCTAATCCTATTGTATTCCTTAGTCGCAGAATCAACAAAAACTGCCTGATAGAACTTTACATAAGCATCTTGCATCGGCAACAACGGTACAACTGGCTTAGCCTGTTCCTTCAATGCCTCAGTAAATATTTTTACTCCAAGGCGCTCGTATTTCTTCAAATCAGCTTGCGCCGACCTTCTAACCTTAGAGTAATTTATTTTATTCATTTCTTATGCTTGGAAATCCACAAAGTCCGTTGCAGCATTCCCAAGTGCCTCATCGCTTGGAATCACGTTGCTAGGTATCCAATGCACATCCATTGCTGGGTCTTCGCTCGCGTGCCAGTTCAACAAGCTTCTAACTTCGTTACCTGTAAAGTATGGAGATTTTCCATAAGTATCCAAAATTACCTGCACATCTGGTTGTAACTCAGAGAATGATGAAATATCGAAGTCAATCACATAATCCATGCCGTAAGACCTTCCAAGCCATTGCGTAAACTTCTCCTCAATCATTTGAAGCTGTGGCATAATAACATCCGTAACCAAAGCCTTCTGAGCGCCTTCCAAATTGGCATAGGTAGCGTTGGAAGTAAACAAAACAGGATTAACTCCCCAAAGACCGCAAAGTGTTTGCAAATCCATGTTCTGAGAGTTTATAATATCCATCGCAACTGGCGACAATCCAATTGCATCATAACGCAAAGGAATTGAAGAAGCCACAATCTTATTTAAGTTCTTATTACCGTTTATCCTCTCATCTATCCGCTCATCCATCTTAGCGCGCTGATCAGGCGATGGCCAGAACTCAGGGTTTGTGATATTAGGAGAAATAATTCCTTTCGCTCCTCCATTCTGGAAAGTCTTCTGCTTTGCTTCTGTCGCTTCGTTGTTAGCTTGCAATGTTGTCAAACCAGCCAAGAGCGGAGGCATTCCACGCAATTGTGCGCCATTCAAATCCCAAGTTAAATTCGTGGTTTTAATGTGCAATACTTGGTCGGCTGGAATCTCAATGTTCTGGTCGCCAATAATCAATTTATAGCCTCTCACAGGCTCAAATAAACTGCCAGCCACTAACTCGACATAGTTAGACGGCAAAACGTACATCTCCTTAATTTTGCCCTTATTTAACCCATCCTGTGGAGCAAAGCCGTAAACGAAAATCTCGCCGCTAGTATTGTACCACGTTAGCATCGAATCAAGAAACTCCGCCCAAGTTTGCATCGGGTTAGGATTCTTAATCAATTGGTTTACGGGATCGGAGTAGTTAACGTCTTGCAATTCCTTTTTACGAAATGCTATACTTTGCAATCTGTTAAGCTCTTTGGAGTTATATTTTCCGCCTCTGTATTTTTTTGCCGCTTCAGTCTCCTTGTAAACGTATGTCGGGCACTGCTTGCCTTTTTCGGCTATCTTTCGAATTATTGAGTAAACAAGTGCGTTACCTTTGTAACCTTTGTCGATAAATGTTTGTTGATTTGAGTCATACCAAACTACCATCGTGGAGGCCGTAAATTGACCGTATAGGATTTGATTGAGTAGGTTTACATCGGGTTTCTGTGGTGTCGAAATAACCGTAGGATTGATGTATGACCTTAGAGCCTTTAATAGCATAGCATATTCGTTTTAGCAAATATACTTATTTATTCTTTTCTAAAAATGTAACTCCATAAAACCAAGTTACTACCATAACGGCGCGAGCGCTCCAATGCCAATTAAATACGTTAAAATCCAATGTCACGAAAACTATGAATAAATAAGTTATCAGCATCAAGATAAGCGCGGCAATAGTTTCTTTTTTCATATTGAGAATTCAAAGTTATTTTTTACCATTAGTTCAGTTAATCCCCAAACAAGCGCGTCGACTCTATCGGGGCTCTTTCCTTTATCAGGGTTAAAGGTTACCATTTGCGATTCTAAGATAGGGAAACTACCAACGTGATAAATTTGCCCTTGCTCGTACAACGAATAAACGGGTTCAGCTCTCACGTATTTTCCCTTTGTTGCAGTTACTAGCTTTATTCTAAAATTACTTCCTTGCGACTTTAATACAGCTTCTACCATGTCACCACCTTGGTTCTTTTCAGCTACAATGCAATCAGCGTTCCAACGGAAGGCGGCATCATTTGCGACTTTTGCCCAATGATTCGGCGAGTATTTTCCGCTAAGGTCTTCGAGAACGTATCCAAAGCCTTCGCTATCTTTTCCAACAATCATTATTCCCGTTTCATCGCTTTGCATATTTGCAGTAGTCGCGGGGTCGATTGCTACAATTATTCTAGAAAGGTTTGGAGCTTCATCAATTCTAGCCTTTCCGATTATTGCGCGGTTCCATAGCATCCCTTCGGCATCATCCAACCAAGTACCCAAAAACAGGTGTTCATATCGCGCGCGGTTCTCTCTCTTTGTCTTTTCCGCGGCCTGTATGAATGAATCGGATAAATTCTCTTTGTTGTCTATGTATGTCGTGTGTATGTACGTTGTATCCGTTCGCTTCTTTTTTACGAAATCGTTGTATATCCAATGGCTTTTATAAGCGGGATTCATTACCAAAATAACGCGGTTATAATTTTCCTTCGCGCGTATCGATAAGTCTACTTTATCAAATACATCGGAGTCGGTTAATTCCTCGGCTTCATCAATAACCCAAGTTGATAAACCAGCAATACTTTTGAGATTTGCAGTGTTAACGCCGGAACTTGTTTTGATGCCGCGAAATAAAATTTTCGATCCTGTTAATTTATTAATGATTTCGGATTGGGTTACTTCGAAGTCGTTAACTTTTCCCATGATTTCTATCTTGTCTAAAAATTCGGGGATAATTGATATGAACGCGGATACCAAAGTATAACGCGTGAAAAGAATGACGTGTCCTTTTTGATACGTTAAATTAAGTAGGAACAGCGCCAAAGTCCAAGATTTGCCGCTTCCACGGCCGCCGGTAATTAAATAATATCTTGTTTCTGGTTCCTCGTAAAAAAGCGGCTTGTAATCTTCTAGCAAGTTAATCATTTAAAAAAGATAGGTTTGTTTATTATCAATTGCCAAAGGTTCGGGCTGGTTTGTTTCTAGTTCGCTTTGTTCGTCGTCGTCATCATTTATCACCTTTGCGGCTTCGATCGCCGCATTTCGACCAATCCATTGGATAGGAGGCGCGATTTTTTCACCGTTACTCGTTACGTCGATTTGCTGTTTTGGTAATCCAAAGCGATAAGATAGCCAAAGTTTCAGCGCGTTCGTGTCACCTTGTTGACATTTGTACAAAAGCGCCTCCCAAATTTTATCCGGCACACATATCGCGTCCATTTGTTCTATCAACTTGATTTCCTGTATTTTAGGTGGCCTACCTGAGTTCGGCCTAGGTCCGCCGCGTTGTTTCTTTTCCATATGTTACAAAGGACTGCATTAAAAAATAGGTTTATATTGGTTAATCAAAGTAAAGGTAATTGAAAATAAATAAAAAAAAATAAAAAATATTATTACAAATACTTGCACATAAGTACAAACCTTTGTACATTTGATAAACGATAACACTAAAACAAACAACAAAATGGAAACACTACTTATCGAAATCGCAACAATTTTCTACTTCGCATCAACTACGGTTTATGTCGTATTAACTGCAAAAAAAAGTAAAAAAATAAATAAAAATATTTTCTAATTTACTTGACTTATATTACAAACCTTTGTACATTTACATAACAATCACACACACTAAAACACAAAACAAAATGACAACTTCAAACAACAACACAGCAACAAGAAACAACGAGAACGCAAAAGCCAATATTATCGCGTTCGGCATCATGGCCGTAGTAATAATCCTCGGCGTTATTTATGGAATGCAATTGGACGCAATCGGATATTAATTATGAAAACTTTGCTACAAATCATTTACACAATTATCGCATTTAGTCCAATCTTATTTTTGGGTTACTTGCTAGGCTTAACACTACTTAAATAAACACAAACAATACTAAAACACTACACAAAATGACTAATTCACTCGCTTACTTAGACGCAAAATCAAAATCCATAGTTTGGGCCGCATACGCTGAACACTTCGCGGGCGAAGAAATCCAAGAAGAAGGCTTCAACATCAATAGTGGAAACGTTTACCTAGCCTTGGAAAACGGCGTTACAATCGCTAGCGCGTTCGGTCAATCGGTTGAATTTTACGTTTACGATTTTGACAATGACGACGAATTCGCCTTTGAATCAATAGACGAATTAAACCAGCATTTAAATACTAGATATTAATCAACACTAAACAGCACACAAAATGAAAACGGTATTTAATTCAAACACTCAATTGGCCCAAACTTTTGCGATTCAATCACAAAGCCACGGCCGCACAAAGTCAATGTTTTTCGAATATGGCACGGCCTATTCCTACGGTTATCACTATATAGGAGCAAAGTTCGTAACGGCTAACAACGGGGAAAAAGTTTGCTTTGTTAATTCAAGATATTATAGCCCAACGACTGCAAAACATTGCGGCCAACTTTGGAACGCAATCCCCGACGGTATAAAAGTTTTTCGGGTTCCTTTGCCGCGTGTTTTTGACTTGGATCAATTACCTACAATTATCAAAGTAATGACCGAACAAGCGGAAGGCTATTTATTTAAACAATTAACAGCTAGAAAAAACACGGTTAATTTTTATATCGCTAACAACTTGATAAGCGATATAAAAGAAATCAGCGAGCTATTTGGGCTAAATGTTCCTAGAAATTGGGACTTCAAAAACTACGAACAAGCAAGACAAAAAATATATACAATTCAAAACGCGGCATAATATGAAACGAATAAACAACGACGTAAACGGGAACCCTAGATTTGTAGTTCATTTTTACGACCTATTAAACGACGGCGAAGGCGAAGGCCTTACTATTTTAGAAAAGTTTGATCTAGTGGTAAAAAAGTCCCGTAAAGTAGGCGGTAAAATGTACCGTGGTAAAGATTTTGGTGGCGGGATTGTGTTCCAATCGTACGACATTCAAACAACAATAAACAAAGCAAAGGGGATTTAATTCCCCTTTTTTTCAACCCTAGACAAAAACAAAATGAAAACGCCTTTATTTTCAATCCACTCAATTAAAGCGCTCGAAAATCGGGCCTTTTCCGTGTTCCGCGCAAATATTGAGAACACGCCCGAAAAATTAGAATTAGCTAAAAATCTTTATCCTAGTTCGCATTATTATTTTGAATTTCATTTTAACCCGATTTCGGTAAATGTAATTTTCGGCGGTTAATAAACCGCTTTTTTCTAGCCACTTTGGAACATTGGGCGGGCTCGTTTCCCGCCGTGGCTTCTATTTATTACTAACTTAAAAAACTTATAAAATGGTCGACCTATTCGAATATCCTGAACAATGGCCCGCTAATTTGCGGGCTATTTTGGCGCGTTACATGGCAAAGGAACAAACCTATACTAATCTAATACGACTTGAAAACGAATTATTTAAAATAGGCTATTCAATTGAGTACGGTTTAGATTGTGTCGCGTATAACTTGCAAAAAATACAGCCTTAAATTAAGCGTTTTAAGACGTTTAAATTTT